CAGGTTGTGAACACAGCCATATTTAGAGTGGGTGACCGAGCGTCTAAACGCATGCCGCTGGATATGGCTGGCATTCAATATGCCGATGAGGTCATCAACAACTTCATATTGTACGCGGTCAATCCCGAGGCTGTCCTGGACTACAATACGACAGCAGATGTATACAATAAACTGGTTAAGGATGCTGGGGAGAGGCATTATGCGGAGCGTTATGATGGAGCGGACATTGAGTTTAAGCCCGACTGGCACACGATCCACTTCTCGTTGAAGGCCGCCATCAAGCCCATGAATTATACGAAGCAGTCTAGTCCCATAGGTCCGGGACAGGGTATAGCGAACTGTAACCTATTAGTGACCACTAAGCTTATATACATATGTAGGTTGATGGTCAAGATATTCTGGCAACGAATGAATCGTAATCCTGTGATCGCAATTATTAGTGACGATGGCTTGTCAGCTGAAGAATTTGTCAATATATTGCAGCCATATCTTAGCCAGGCGAAACTTAGTGGCGCAGCACAGATCATACTGGACGCCGTGAAGATGGATAAAGAACAAAAGGACTTTGATGAATATGTGGTTAAATCCGTCTTACACAGAACTACAGGTTGTCCTATGGAAATATTGGACTTTGCGTTTGAGCATATACATGATGCTAAACTGGTGAACCAAGACATCAGTATGAACTACGCAAAACAAAACTCGTCTGGTAATCCATTGACCAAGATAATAAACGAAATTTTAATGTTGGTTTATGGATTATGGCTTATCCAATTTTCATTGCCGATGGTCATCACTGTTAAAGGTGACGATCAGAAAATGGATCCAGTGCGGGGAGAGCTTAACCCTGATCGTGTTCTCGCTCTGAGTGCCTATACTAAGGTAGGTATTTACGTTTGTGCACCTGGTGCCAACGAATTTTGCGGGTTCCTGGTATATGACGAAAAGTTTGTTCCGAACTTTTGGAGATATGCCATTAGGTTGTCAGCTAAGGTATTTCATAGCTACGAACAATTTAAAGAGTACCAAATATCACTGAGAGACTTGGTAATGTTCTCGAGGAGGGTCGGCAAGGCAACCTGCGTTGCTGGCCTTTGTTATTACTTGGCACCTTGGGACACTGGTAACTTGGAGTACATTGAGGCCGAGGCCGTCTATGACTTCGTGGTTGCTTGGGCATACGCCAGCAAGAGCCAGTACGAGAAATATGTCCCGACCAGATCTTGGGTCCCCATCACACACACTGTGGATGGTGCATTGAGCGTTAACTAGAATATACTAGCTATTATGTAGATTAGCTCCGTCCGTATCACGACGAAAACTAAAAAAAAAAAAAAAAAAACACCCCGGGACCGGAAGAA